TCGAAATCTTAATTCTCGTTGGCATAATCATCCTTTAAAAAATCCTTCGCCCCTGTCGCCGGTTAGCTAAAAGCTACTACGGCTTCCAAGTCAATCAGAAAAGGTTTATAGACCCCATTCTCTCTAGGGTCTTGTGACTGCAGAGTACATTGTTCATTTAGAATGACGTGTGTGCCATACCATGAGATCTTTGCGTCCATGTCGACTGCAGTTAGTTGTTGTGCTGGGGGAGTAACCCCTGTATTTCCGAGAGGCACCATCGCTGTTGCCAATGGATTATATCTTCTCATGCGCAGTGTCGTACCACCGTTACGTGGCATGTTTTTCTTCATTGCAGGTATCTTGAATATCATATTCGGGACTTCTACCGAAAGCAGTTTAAAAGAAAAACTTTGTTGAACTGGCGCTGGAAGAATCGTTGTAGTCGTAATAGCCATAATATCTTCCTTAAGTTTAATCAGAAGCACAACGTTATATAGTTTATAAAGTTGTCCTAATGACATTCTAACCTTAAGAATGACGAGTTCTTTATACGTCGGAGATGGCGAGTCTCAATACGCCGGGGGGGGGGATTAAAGGTGACGAGCCTTTGGAATACGTCAAAGTAAGTATATAAAGTATTTAGAGAGTAATGCAACTAAACCGGTGCGTAGGAGTGGGTGGGAGAAAGCGAATCGCCTACGCACCGTATCTCAGGGAGAGAGAAAGTTAACTTTGTTTCATAGCTTCAGCCATCTCATGACGAAGTTGTTGACGCAACTCATCGGTCAAACCATTAGCAAAAGCGTTAGCTTTTGAAAGAGGTGAGTCTCCTTGATGAGGAGAAATTGAAGTTAGCGGCCGTGGTTTAGCGGTATTGCGCTGTGCAAGCTCACGATCTTTTCCATACGTGTCTTCACGATAAATACCCATCTTTTTTACCATTTTATAAGCAAGTGCATGCTGTCTATAAACATCTTTAGTCGCTAAAATAGCATCAGCAAGATCAGCATCAAACTCTCTGAGCTTTGTAAGATTGTCATAATTAGCAACTTTATCAAAGTCTGGAAAATCACGCTTAATCTTCATTTCAGTAGTCGTCATCTGCGCTTTTTCTGACGATTTATCAAGCTTTGCTTCAAGGTTTTTTATCTTTTTTGCAAGTTGAAGTAAGTGTTTACCTTCAGCAAGATCATCTGGATTAAGCGACAGTTCTTCAACTTCTTCTGCAAGATTTTTCACTTCGGATTGTGGGTTTTCTGCCTGTTGTTGCAGTTGGCGTATAAGTTCGTCACGTTCACGTTCTGCTTTTTCAGAACGTTCACGTAGAATGCGCATATTATCTTCTTTTGAAGACTTTTGTTGTTGTTGTTCTGGTTGTTGTTCTGGTTGTTCTTCTGGTTGTTGTTCTGGTTGTTCTGGCTGTGGCTCTTCTACCTCTGGTTCTTCTACGGGAACTTCTTGAGGCTCTACAATTGGTTCTTCAGTTGCACCAAACTGTTCTTCAGCTTTCTTTTTCATTGCTTCTATTTGCCATTGACTTGCATGTGGAAGATTCATTTAACGATCCTTAATAAGTTTATCTGATTCTTTAACTTCACCGTTACGCTCTTTTGAAAGCGTTAAGAGTTCGCCGTCACGATCCTTTAAGATGTATCCTAAAAGCCAGCGTTCTTCTGGAACAATTTCATTAATGTTACGTAGAAAGAGTTGGCATGTATCTTTTGATGGAAGTACCCATAGAAACTCTATTTCGCTAGAGGTGCGATGGAATTGATAAACGGTCTGGTCCCATTCTGGTGTTGGGCAACTTTTTCTTACAACGAAGTAGTTGCGAAGAACACGTTCGAGAAGCCGTTCTTTTTTGGTAAGGACAACGATAAAGAAGTCGCCGTCTAAATCTTTTTTGCCACGATCTATGGCCTCGTAAATATTTTTTTCATAATCTTTGTGAACTTCATTCTGAATATCAATTGGGCTAACTGGATTATCATCTTTTTGAGTAAGCTCTTTGTGAACTTGGCCAATAGTCTTATGTTCCATCTTTCCTCCTCATACTGTTTTTGTACCATTGCATCAATTTATACAAAAATCAAAAAAAGATCCCGCTTCGCTTAAAGGGAGTAAGGATGAAAAAAGCGAAGCGGGGGAATGAGTTGGGTTTCTTCTGTGCTACTTAGATCTTTCTATATGGACAATCCTCTTTGCGTAGCTGAGATCTTTTACAGATCTTTTTTACAATCTTTTTGCCGGCTTTTACTGGCAAAACTTTTTTACTTTTTTTAGGAAATGTAACTTTCTTCTTCATCATTGACCCTTAAAGAAGTGCGCGGACTCAAAGCGGAGTCCGCGCACAAGTTTTAATTAGCGAACTAATCTTGTGTCTTGTTGAACAACACGTTCGCGAGAATATGATGATTTACGTTGCTTCTTCATATTTTCAGGAACGCCTAAAATATCCTCAAGAATACGTTGCGCTTTCTTAGATGGTCTTGGTGCACAAGGCATTTATATTCTCCAATTAATATTTTTCTGGATATTTCTGACCTTTTTTGCGACTTGCGCCACGGACATCGGCTTTCATTTGAGCGTCTATGCCTTTAATGTTGTCATTAAGATCGTAGAAATCATAATCAACACGTGGGTACTCGCGATAAATTACATTTTGTGGAAGATTTGAAGGAGCACTGCGATCTTCGCTAATCATTCCTGAATCGCTCTTTTCAGTGCTGCGGCGGCTTTTTAATCCTGCATACGCGCCTTCATAGAAACGTTTTTTCTTTGCCATATAAGGCCTTTCGATAGAAACTGTGAGCTGTATCTACTCACAAGGTTAAACATATACACCTCTAACTATCACATCCGTGTAACGTTTTCGTCCGGACTAATAGCCGAAGATGGAGATCTTTCTGCTTCACGAGCTTTCGTTATTTGTGACAAATGCACCAATTTTTCCAACTGCCCTAGATCAACATCTTCTATTTCTTTTAATGCTTTTACAAAATTAAGTAAAGCTTGCTCGCGATCTTTTTCAGCCTCAGCTGTACGTTCAACTGCAAGAGCTTTATTCTCTTGGATTCTGCTTACTCGTTCTAAGCCCAGTGAAATGTCAGCTTGTGAACGAGCGTTAGCCAGATGAACACGTGCTTCTTGCTCTTTCATGACTGATTCAGCTTGCTGCTGAGCAGCCTGTACCGATTGTTGCTGCTTCCTTACCGCATTCTCAATAATCTTTTTCTTGTTTTGAATCGTTGCTGATTCAAGAAGATCTTCATCTGAAATAGGAACTCCTGCTTCACGTAACTGTAAAAGCTGTGCAAATTGCATCTGCTTTTGCGTCGTAGTATTAAGACCATCTTCAACAGCAACGTCATATATTCCAAACGCTTTATTATAAAATTGTTTCGCAGGCTCTGCTTCAATTATTCGCTTAATTTTTCCAGGTGTAAAATTCGTCTGAATAATGCTCAACATTATTCGCCCGAGCAGTTTCTGCGAATAATCAAGCTGATCAAATAGAATCTGAAGCGTTGTGAGGCCGGCTCCTTGACGAAGCATAGAGAGAACACCGGCTTTGTCATCGGTCGCGCTACCAAGAAGTTCTTCGTTAACGCCTGATATTTCTTGTACTTCGCGTGCTAAGAGTTCAGATAGCTGAATCATCGATGGAGGTACCTGTGGGGCCACAATCTGTTGGACATCGGACATGTTTGCTTCGTCCTTAAGCGCTAGTCCTCGTCCTTGCCCCGACAAAAATACATCTTTTGGATTAACGAGCGCACTTTCTTTATAAATCCAGCCCGAATTAATCTGACTTTCAAGTATATCAAGCTCAATGATTTTACGACGGTTATATAAGTACTGCGCATCGCGCAAGCCACGCACAACCCCCTGGATCCTGTATGGGAAATAAGGCATTTGAGGATTGTAATACCCAAGTACGGGAACAAAGGGATACTGATCAATACCAAGAGGATTAGGACCATCATAAAACACTTTTCCTTGCACAACAATCGCTAGCTTAACGGTAGGGACCTCTTGCTCAACAATCGTTACCTCTGGATAAAGGCGCATAAATTCTGCAAGAGCCTCTTTATCTTCTGAACGCCACTCAAGCGTCTCTCCAGTCTGACTGTCAATGAGCATCTTCTGCGTGCGAAAGTCACGATAATAAAATTCGTCATACGTTAAAAGATTTTTATATCCATAATTATATGATTCAGGCATATATTGGAACTTAGAGTCTTTTCCTGAACCGTTAGTCATAGGAAGTTCCGCTATATCTGCTGCATCAGCAGGCAAAAGAGACATCACTTCCCGCTTTGAAAGAAAAGAACGCTTCCATAAAGCATTACAATCAGAAAGATCGGTCTTCCTGAAATAAGGATCAATTAAAAAAGAATTATATGAACAGTTATCAACACGGATCTTTCCACATACCGGGTCAGCTCGATAGTCGAGCCATACCTGCAACAGATTCATCCCCGTAACAAGAGCACCATTAAACGATGTCGAGATAGTCTCAAGGATCCCCTCTTGCTGAGTAGCCCATAAAAGAACTTTTGAAAACTGATCTGCCGTCTCTTCATCAGCATTTTCAACCGGAACAGCGATAATAGACTTACGATTTCGGCGCTGATGGCCAGAAATCATATTAACTACCCGTCTTATACGGTTAAAGTTGAACTGTTTCTGCCGATTTGCAGGAAGATTACCATAAATATCCTCCCATAAAGACTGATCACCTGACTCAAATCTGGTATCCGTGTCCGCTTCACCCCAGAATGACTGATTTATTGTAATTGCTTCAGAATAAAACGTCTCCATCCGAGATAAAATGGATTTGTCATTTTCATCATAGTACTCAGGCCCTAGTGAAGGAAAAAGCATCAGTTCCCCTTTTTAATTTTTAACGATGTTTCACTCATCATAAAATTACTACCTCCGTAGATCAAGTTTAATTACTTATACCAACACGATAGTAAAACAGCGAGCGTAATAACAAAGTAACAAAAAAGAACTACGTTCTGCCCAAAAAAATGCATAAACATGGTCAACCTTTAACTTACAACGACCACCATACATAAATTAAAAAGCATAGCAACCATCAAGCATTTTAAAGTGGCGTAAAGGTTTGCCCTAAATTTGACCGAAACGCGAACTGTTGACACTGGATGGTGACAGTCATCAACAAGTGCAAAACTTTTCGCTGTGGCGCTTTTTTGTTGTTGTGTGTTTTTAAATATTTACTAGCTCAAAGAAAAAGTGAATTCAATGATTGCTTTCTTTTTGAGTCAGCAATCTTCTTTAGAGGCTAGCCCCGTAACTAAAAGTGAAGGGGGCGAAGCCGACTTATAAAAACCTTTTTCTTATAAAGGTCTTTATACCTTTACCGTTGAAAAAAAAGGAGAAAAAAGACTTTAGATTAGGGATTTTTGATTGTAGATGGGGGAACCACCTCTTGTAGATGGGGGAACCACCTCTTGTAGATGGGGGAACCACCTCTTGTAGATGGGGGAACCACCTCTGGAAACATCGACTGTATCAGCCTTTGAGATTGGTTTTTTCTTGCATTTTTACAACTTAAAACACAACACCACTTTCAGCAGCTGCCGCAAGCATCCAAATCTTCAGCAAGTGCCCCAAATTTGACCGAAACGCGAAAGAGTGACACTGGATGGTGACAATCATCAACAAGTGCAAAACTTTTCGCTGTAGATTAGGGATTTTTAAAAAAAGCTTGGGTGTTATCCCCCCCCAACCTTGGGTGTTATCCCCCCCAACCTTGGGTGTTATCTCCCTTTTATCCTTTTAAATAAGGGTTTTTTATTTGCGGAGGCTTTTTCTGATGCTGCCTGTAACACCAAACATACGTTAGTCTGTAACACCAAACATAAATTAAAAAGCATAGCAACCATCAAGCAGAGAAGGAAAACGACTGGTCCCTCATGAGATGCAACTTCTTCGACGAATCTGCAACCAGAAACTCGTCGAGAAACTTTTTAAATTTATCCGCACTTAACTTTGAATTTGCGGAAAAGAAATCAATCATGCAATCACCACTGTCATTTTCAATGAAGATTGTCGCATGACATCCTTCCATCAAGACAACAACAGTAATATCGCCCCCCTTATGCACATGTGTACTCACCGTCTTGAACTCAGCGTCCATTCTGCTGCACGCAAATACAAATCCAATAACAACAGGCGTCCGATTCTCTTCCCTTGCACCTGGGACACCGTGATAATTTACAAGAGTATGCGATACGGCTCCGCCAAGAGAGCAATAAAGACTTATAAGTAAAAATAATTTTTTCATAACGAATTCCTTATTTAATCGGTTCTCTTTCTATATCACGACGATGGCGAGCTTTTGCAGCACAAGATAGACATTGAGTAGAGTCACCACGTTTTAAAGTAGCAAGTTGAACGTCTTTCTCTACCTTACACTCACATCGACAACGTACTAAACGATGACCACATTTAGTAGTTCCCAACATCTCCAGAACCGTCCACTTGCCGTACTTGGCTCCGGTTAAATCTTTTGATTCACGACGACGACGAGCTTTTGCAGCACAAGATAGACATTGAGTAGAGTCACCACGTTTTAAAGAAGCAAGTTGAACGTTTTTTTCTAGGCCACACTCGCATCGACAACGTACTAAACGATGACCACATTTAGTAGTTCCTAACATCTCCAGAACCGTCCTCTTGCCGTATTGTTTATCTGCAAACATTAACTTTTTCCTTTGCTTGGCATAGTACATGCTTAACATCTGACATCTTTCTGTCTGGATCAGCAACATATTCATCAAGATACCTGTTAAGCTTCTCTTCTAGGCCCTCATGAGTATCGGCACTGAGTATATCAATGTTAGTTAACTTCTTCATAAAGAGTTCTTTTAAATGTTTTTAGTCTTTTACATAAAAAACAACATCGTCAACCCAACCGCTTACTCCATTTCTGCTTTTAAGAATCTTTACAGTAATTTGTACTTTTCTAAGAAGGTCTTTTTCATTGATTTTGCCGAAGCAGAAGTTTTGGTTGTATGCTCCGATTATGAAAGATGCAATTCCTTCAATAGCGTTCGTTTTACCAATTGAGTTAGAAACCTCATTGTCTACTTCTAAGGCCCCATATCGATTGAAATGTGCGGCAAGCACAATTGGTAGTCCTGTTTCGATTGCACAATCTTTTAACATAAGACAGATTTGAGTCAGTTCTTCTTGTTCGCTGAAGTGTGGATCTTCCCTTCGGAGTAACTGCAAATAATCAATGTAAATTATTCCTACGTCTGGATCGTTATCTTTTATAAATCTTATCCCTTTGACGAGTTGATCTACTTTCATATCTGTATAGATAAGCCTAAGACTTTCAGTTTCAAGTAGATCATAAACAAACTTCTCTCGCTCATGATATAATATCTCGGCATCATCAACGTAAAGACATCCTATCGTATTCAGAAAATTTTCCAGCATTTCCGATGCTGTTTGTTTGTAGGAAAAGAAATAAAGATTTTTTTGACGGTTTTGTTCAAGTGTGTTGAAAGCTAAAACCTTAAAGAATCCGTCCTCTTTGTTAAGATGCGGTGTTGCAACAATTGATATAGCTCCGCCTGGAAAAGCAATACCATCGTATACAGCCTTAACACATGGCGAAATGTTTTTTAACTCTGCAATGAGCTTTTCTTTTGTATTTTTTTCAAGAAGGTATGCAAACTGGTTTTTTTTATATTCTTCTCTCATAAATTCTCCCATGATTTAATGCACTCAATTTAAGTATACCACAAAACTCACACTTTTGTCTTAATAAGCTGCCTAGTCGCGAAACATTGGTGGCAAGTTTGACTGATTTCCATATCGAGCTTCGTTGTATCTTTGTTCAAGCGCAATTGGGTCGGAAAGATTGCGCGTTTTTGGCAACGAAATACAGAGATAGCGTAAGGCGTCGCAGTTATGGACAATGGCCCCATTCCCAAGCGAAAAATGTCCTGTATCTGGAACGCCTATATCATAAACATCAGAGCATTCTATCAGCTCGCATACGCTCTCGACGCGCAGCGGATTTGCAATTTGCATGACAATAGATTCCCGGAGAAGGCCCACTTCTGATAAGCGCTTTAAATGGTTTTCCGCAAAAAGCACACGGAATCTCTTCTCGTTTCCAGCGTTCCCAGCTACGTGACTCAATGCTATGTCTGCTATGCCACTCTCTTCCTTCTTTAGAACGATGCCACTTACCTGCAGCTTCCCGTGCTTTAGCAGAAAATCCTTTAGCATTTGGCTTTGAAAGAGAAAAATGTTCAGCGATCGGCAAAAGCTCAATATTCCACAAGTTATTGTTATGTGGATCTCTGTCTTTATGGTGGATATGATGCTTGTCAGGTATTTTGCCAAACGCCCTAATCCAAACCTCTCTATGTAAGGTTTTGGTCCATCGTCTAAAATATCTTTGTCCTGGAGACAATTTGTATATCCCATCGTCAAACCACTGTGTTCTTTCATCAAGGATGATCGGATCTTTGTATCCATCTGAAGGTTTGCTGCGGATAACCACCCGTTTTCCGTCAAGAATAAATGCTCCGGCGTACACTTTACCTTCGTGCCGTCTTGGAATGTAACCTCCACAAGTTGGACATTTATTCCCGTCTTGTAAGCCTTCGTGCATCTGCGCCACCCTTCTAATGTTAAAACCTCATCCGTCTCTACAATTTCTATTATGGGACGCATTCCGCAACGTGTCAAGACAAGAGTATCTGCAGTAAAGCAGACATCGCTGTGAAAATCGTGCAATGGATGGTTCTTGTATACCTTCAACTTGCTATCGTATTCTTTTCGATAATCACGTATTGCATTAATCAGTGGTTTGCACTTTTCTGCGTCAATATGCATACGAGGGAGCACACTTCTGACAGACTCTATACCATCAACAATCGACAGCTTTGGTGCAACAACAAATTTTACACCCAACTGAGCAGCTTTCTCAAGACGCGTTAAGCCACCAGCAGTAAACTCACGAACTTGGATGTCGTGCGGCGCAAAATGCTTGCCCCATGTATACGATTTCGACTGAAGAACATTAACATAATGCTCAAGACCCACGTCAGTTTTTTGATACATATCAATTACATTTACCGTATTACCAATAGCCTGAAAAAATAAAATAACTGTACTATCTCTAACTCCAAGATCCCAGGCAGTATGAACAGGATAGTTTGGTTCCCAGTCAACCATGCCAATCTGATGATTAAGCTCCATGTTATTAAGATATTTGCCATAGTATGAACCAATTGCCCCGAGTGAAAAATTACAGAAATATTCCTGTCTGGACATATCTTCGCTGATTTCTCCCATATCAACTTCAGCTTGAATGGATTCTTCTGAAATATGTTTTGTATCATTCACCGTAAGAAGACATGAGTACCATTCTTCAGGATTATCCTGCGCTATTTGAAATAAAGTATAGAAATGATTTTGGCCGTTCGGCGTTGAAATGAAGATTGCCCAGCCATTATTTGCCAGCAAAATCGGACGTATTGTAGGATATGCCTGTGGATGCTGGTAAGCATATTCCGAAAATACTGCACCGATACAATTAATTCCGCGGAGCCCGTCATAATTTTCGCTGCCACAAAATTGAATTATTGAGCCGTTGGTTAATTCAACAAGCATTTGCTGGATATTAATTCTTTTGATGAGCTCTGAGGGAATATAATCGAGGATGCGTTTTCCCTCGCTTGTAATGCCCTCAAAAAGCACTCTTCTTGCTTGTACGGCTGTCGGCAAAAGGTACACATAAAGGCCTTTTCGCCTTAAAGCTGCCCGTATCATGATATTAAAAGACAAAATATCTTTTCCAGCGCGCCGTGGAAAAACCAAGACGAGTTTCTTATATCCATTATCCTCAAAAGCACGTATAACTGGCAATTGATACGATCTTGGGATGAATTTATTGAGTTTTATTACTGTCTCTATGCCCATCTTTACATCCCTGGCATTCACACGCCTTATATACGCCATCTTTTAGCGCTCTGTTATGATTCTGTTCGCATGCATCCATAAACACGCTTAAATGTGGAAATTGTTGGCGCGCAATACCAAAAAGCGGTGCCATAATATAATTGAAGATAGAGATTTGACTTAAAAGGACCTGTGCTTCCCGTGCTTTATCGCCTTTTTCTTCCCATTCCTCCTTGGTTATCGCAAGCTTTTCAAGAGCTTTTGAAGCCTCCTGAATACCTTCACTTGATACAGAAATCACATGTATCAACTTGTTGCGCATATCTTTAGCCGAATATCGCTTTGACATCTCATTCCTTATGCATTTTTTGGCCATCGTGTGTATCTATTTATCTTTCTCGCAACCTCTTCAGGAGTTTTCGGCTCTGAAGACTTGCTATCATTGCACTCAACTTTTCTAACAACTTCTGTATAAATTTTACTATATGTGAGCGGAGTAATTTCAGGTTCATCAAGCTGTCTAAAGTCACTGACTTGTACTATTTTTATTCCAGCTGCTGCGTTCTGCTTTTCCTTCAAAGAAGCTTTCCACTCTTCTGCTGCCTTCCATCTATCGTCATACATATGCATTGAAGCTAAAACTGTTGTAGTGTCTAGTTTCCTGGTCAGAGAGCCTTTCTCTCTACGAATGCTAATGACTGCACATGCATAATCGTATGCTTTATCTAAAAACGGATATTTAGCGAGCCAGTCGTAGAATGTTTTTGACGCTATTCCCTTGGCCAGGAACAGATCTCCAAAGCATAAGCAATTTTTATTATTAATCGCATCTTTGATCATACCCTCTGCAAATGCCTCTAAAAAAGATACCGTAACGATCTTTTTTCGAGACTCTGCATAGTTATAATACTCGCCTAAAAACACCTGCTTATTAGTCTGTGGTGCAGTAGTGGCTTTTTTTTTCACAATGTTATTATGGGGCATTTAACTCCCTGACAGTAATTTGAGTTCTTGGTTCGTAATCATAAATTTTCTTAGCAGTTATAGCGGATATTATACAATCGTCATAATATAAAATTCCGTTTGCAATATCTGCCACGTATTTAATAAGATTATCTAGGTCTGGCTTATAATAATGATAATCGAACTGGTTCTTAAATGGTTTGCGTCTGTTATGCGGCAGTTCAATATAAAAAATAAGGTCCATATGAATTGGGCCTTCAAAAAAGGGGTTATCGTTATGTTGTTGGACGAGTGATATTGTGCTTATAAGTTTAACTTCTTTTTGTGAGTCCCAGACACGTCTATTCCCGTATCGTGCACGAGCGAGTGGAATTGGATCTCCTGGGATGATATATGTTATTGCTTCCATACACATTCACCTTATTAAGTTTGTTAGATATGGCTAACGTATCACGGATTATTTTTCTTGTAACGATTTAATATGTTGATTTGCTTCACGGATAGAGTTTTTATAAGCATCTACAACAAACGAGACTTTTGCGGATACAAGGCCTTGTTCGGCCATGTTTCGTATACGAATCCAATCATTGATGGTCTTTTCACGCTTACTTTCAGCAACAGCTTCAGAAGCCTTTCTACAAGCAACGTTGGCTTCTTTTACCATTCGCTGAGATCGAACCTCTGCATCAACCTTTTCTTTTCGATACGCTTCTTCCGCCATGGTTTTTAACCCTACAACAACACACCGTTGCCTCTTCCCATCCAAATAGGCGTACTTCACCTGTACCTCTTTGCCATCAATAATCATAAACTTCTCCCCTTTTGGATAATTTGAAGATTTATTGTGACTTATTCGCTTATAATCCGAAGTGCTATTTATATTCTTATTATTATAACTATGTAATAGCTTTACTTGTGTGTCATTATTATGTGACATTCTTGAAATAGGGGCTGCCATCATTGCCAATATCACCAAAGAATAATACGAAAAGCTCCTGATTAACCCAGATAAACGCTGCCTTAAGCCAAACGAATGCGTCACCACACGGGGGAACGTATAAATACACGTTCTATATATTCCACGATTATGCGTGTGAATTAATTCTAACGCCTCCAATTTGCGTAATGCTCGCGTTACCGTACGTAAAGAAACGCCACACCTCAAGGCTATCCGATACTGCGACACATAGACCTCTTTCACCAGATTTGCGTACTCAACAAAGCTGCTGTAAACACTTCTCTCAACGCAACTTAACGATCTAATTTTATTTTCGACTTGATTTTCTGATAGATATGCTATATTATTAACCATATATAAAAACCTTTTTTTTATATAAACCATATATAAAAACCTTTTTTATATTATTAATTATATATGAAAACATTATTTTTATATTATTAACCATATATAAAAACCTTTTCTTTTCTATATTATTAATCATATGTAAAAACCTTTTCTTTTTTATATATAAACTTTTTTTCATGTATAAAAATTTTTAAACCTTTTTTTTATATGTGAACACTAAATTTCAATGAAAGACGTCAGAAATTGGCGTCTTTTGTTGTTTTACAATCCTTCCAAAGGAAGAAGTTCTTTAACACTATATCACACAAACGCATTACTTCCATTCCAACTCATAAAAATCATAGAAATCATAGTAGCTAACATTATCGTTGCAGATTCACTGCAAACTATCCGCAAAGCCGCTATTGCGACCTTCCTCTGTGTTTACCCATGTTTTACGGTTTAATTCTAACCAATAAGAAATCTTTCTTAACGTTTGAAATCGATACGGACCCGTAAACTTCATAATCCGAATTAACGTCTCTCTCGATATACCAATCTCACTCGCAATTTGCGCCCATGGCAATAACCTACGCTCTCTCACAACCAATATTAATTTCTGCTGATTCTCAAATATCATAACTAGTACCCAATGTATTCAACTTTTACAAAACATTCACCTTGCATTAAGTATACATCTGTGGTAATATATAAGCAAGCAATAAATAAACATAAGGAATAATAAATGAAAACATGCATCCACTGCGGCACTGAAATAAAAACTGGTTCTTTGTGCTATCTCTGTTACAGAAAATGGTACGAAACTCTTAACATAAAAGGTAAGAAATGAGTAAACAAGAATATGTTAAAATTCTTAACGCCAATAGTTATTCTGAATTAGAAGAATATATAAATGAACACCTTGAGTACTCGGCAGCTACAGTGAAAAACATTAAATATCAATGCGTTGATAAGATATTTTATGCCTTTATACATCAAATAGAAGATAAAGCTGAAGTTTTTAAACCACTGAACAACTTGCTTGATATTGCCAATGCATTAAAAGTTGATCTGCACATCGATAAATGGAGATTAAACCAATTTAAACAGATGCTATCTGGCAAATTTAGCAATATTGTAGACGAAGAACTTGGACTAATGCCAGGGCTAATAACCGATGAGGTAGTTCTTGAACCATGTAAGAACTTACAGCAGTTTGTCACTCTAAACAACAGCAAGAAAGATAAATAATGAACAAGCACGCAGACTCTTTAGCAGAGTTAACATTAGAAGCTAAAGACTTTATGGATGTTGTATCTTCTAAAAGTGATGATATCATCGAAGTTGAGAACAAATTAACTGACCTTAGACTGCTTATTCCCCTTCAATTAAAAGTAGGAGAAAGAAATAACTCTGCTTACTATTTATCATGGGAATCCAATTATGATGAAATAACCAACAAAAAAAAATGGCAAATCTTTTTAGTTACAAAAGAAATAAGCTCCGGCCATTCAATGTTTAAAATGCCCCTTATTGAAGCAAATATCGCCACAAGATTAAAATATATCGTTTATCTTGATGAATTCTTAAGACAATTTAAAGAACACTTAATCGTTCTTACAAAACAATGCAACAAAGAAGATGAAGAGGATAAATAATGAATACTTTAACTAAAGCAGAACAAGAGAAATTCATTCAAAATTTTCTTGAAAATGCAAAAACATCGAATATTGAATTGCCCATCACTGAAGATGTTTTTAATGTTTTTAAAGAAAAGATGGAAAAAGATGGGTTGCTAGACAATCCAATTAAAAAAGAGGGGTTTGATGCATTTAAAAAACTTTTAGAAAGATCTGGAGCAATATTAACCCCCCCTATTCTCGCTCAATGTGAAGATCCCAACGAACCTTACATTTTTAATGGTCCGCTTGCATTTAAAAAAAGCAAGATAAAAACCCATTTTAAAATTTTAAGCGCTGAGAATTATGAAGATCTGAAAAAAGAAGTTGATAACTACATTGCCAATACAAACCACGAGCTGCTAGAAATTAAACACTATCCGCACGAAGGCTTCTATAGCGCATTTATTCGCCTTTCTCAACCCACGTTGGAAGATTTTGCCAAGAATTTAGTTTCAGCATATGATGGAAATGATGTGAGCGTTTCCTATGAGACGAATGAAAGTGACAATACCATAAAAATCTCCATCAAAAAAAAGGATAAATAATGGAACTTAATTTATTCCACCATATTTCGTCTCTGTTCGAAGAACTTAATAAAAAGATAGAAGGACTCGTTAGCGCTAAAAACGTTCAGCTTGAGCCAAAAAAATCTGCTGAGATCAATGAATTAGCTACCGCACTAGCAAAAGCACAGTCGGAAATGAAGTCTGCTGAACTTAATAAAAATAATCCATATTTCAAAAGCTCTTATGCTGATCTTCAGTCAGTTGTAAACGCTTCACGTGGACCGCTCACCAAAAACGGGCTCTCCGTTACACAACAACTTTACGATGAAAATGACGGTTCATGGCTTCTCACAACCCTGTGGCATACCTCTGGCCAATGGATATGCTCAAAAAGACGCGTTGTACCAGCAAAAAATGACATTCAAACCATCAGCTCCCATACCACGTACCTTAAACGTATGACATACGCATCGTTAATAGGCGTCGTAGCCGGCGAAGATGACGATGATGGCGAAGTTGCCGTGTCAAGCAGTAGAGAATCTTTTTCTAAAGGAGTTTCTCTTAACACCAAATACAACCCCAGAGAAAATAAAACAGAAGTCATCTCAAAAGATCAACTTCAAGAAGCAGAATACGAGCTGAGTGAATATCCGGATATCGCTGAGATGGTTCTTGATGGCTTAAAAATACAATTTCTTGCAGACATGCCAAAATCAAAGTTCCTTGTAAGCATGCAAAGAATTAGAGAAATAAAAAGACTTCGAAACGAAGGGAAATAAGAGGATTTATATAATGGAGAATGTAATATATCGGCACTCAATTCCATCGCACCTTGATACTGCACCCGCTTTAACTCAATGCCACGTAAAAACTCCGTCAGGACTCGTCGATATTTATGTTCAACTCAGCAGAGAACCAGAAAAACCAAGATGGATTTACATCGACTCCTTTAATGAGCACCTTTCGACTTATAAAATCAAAAAATTAATAGAAAAACGTCTCCTAACACAAGACTGCTAGCTCCATAAGAAACGTACTAGGAAACGCACGTTTCTTGTGGCGCTAGCAGCTAAAAATATTCCTTATTTATTGCAATTGGGGTGGCACATTTTGACTAACATGCCACCCCACAAAAAAGGAGTAAAAAAATGAAGCGCTTTTCTTACTTTTTATATATATTCAGCAGTAAATTTTTTACCACCTATTTCTATCACAGTTATTCCGCTATTTCTAGTTTTTCTCATTTGCCACGTTAAAACGCCTACACAAGTACATAAAGCTAATGCGAAAATCAAAACTTTTACTTTCATCTTCATTATGCAAATGTTCCCGTTTCCGGATTATACGTATTGCCAACCTTTGCACTATCATCTTCAACAACTACATGATTGCGCGGCGTAACAAACTGCTGGTCAGTAAAAATTATATTAACCACTTTGTTTTCTGAATTAATTATTGCATATCTCATTTCAAAGCCTCTAACTCTTCTGGTTCAGGGTCCGAACCTGTCCGATCAATATAAATAATCGCTTCCGTTTCCGGATTCCATTCATCACCAATATCAATTCTTACTGCTTGAACAACAAATGTATCTTTTGGCGGCAACCATTCTGCCCCAGCCCACTCAATTACATTAACAACCTTATTCGTTATTGAATCAATAACACCAAATTTCATTTAATCATCCTAAATATTCAAATACATAAATAACTCCACCAGCTCCGGCTCCGCCAACACCACTGTTGGTCCCGTCAATGCTTCCTCCGCCGCCGCCACCAGGGCCACCAGGAAAACCACCAGCGCCACCAGTACCAGCAACTCCACCACCTTTCTGACCGCCACCGCCGCCTCCTCCAAGGCCAACAGTAAACATACCTAATCCTCCATTTCCTGCTGTTCCAGCTGTTCCATTTATTGCCCCGGTTTCAATGCCTCCAGCTGCCCCAGCAATTGCTACATTTGTGTCGACCTTCGTTCGTGGAGAACCAGATCCACCTTGAAATGCAGTGCCAGTATTTGCACCTGCGCCGCCTCCTGCGCCAGATCCACAATAAGGTGTTGTATATTGTGGATAAGTTGCTTCACCGCCAGCTCCTCCAGCAGCTAATGTTCCTTTTCCTCCATTGCCAGAATAGGAAATATTACTATTCATAGCAAGACAGAGATACCCCTGTCTTGCAGTTGTATCTCCTGTTGTTCCTCCATCAATTGTTCCATTTGGTTCTCGCGTCTGAACCAAGCCAAAGACGCTTATACCCCCAAAAGTTCCATTGTTGCCATTCGTGCTATTAACTGTTTGCGCTGCTCCGCCTGCACCGCTCCCTCCAATTGTGACTGTTTCAGTACCACCAAAATACGCTGCTGGCATTATACCACTCGAAAACACTCCAGGCCCACAGCCTCCAGCTCCGCCACCTGCGTTACCGCTTGCTCCTCTTCTTCCTGAACCACCGCCCATTCCACCACTTACAAGAATAAATGATAAAGCCTGGCAATCTCCATCTTTTGTCCACGTATCAGATGACGTATATGTAGTAACTTTAATTCCACCACCACCAGCAGCTTGGAATGTTGGCGCTACAGCTGGGCCATTACTCGTTAATACATGCGTTGCCGTACCAACTGCTGTTGTAACGAGCCTAGTACCATCAAAATACGCGACACCGTCGGTATCTGTCATCGACGTGGCATTCGTGCCACCTTTAGCTATTTCTATCGGTATATTGCTATTAATTGCATTATTTGTTGCCATAAATCTTCCTAAATTACGCTATCGTAAAATTACCAACCGAGGCTATTATATTCCAATGTGTTGATGCCCCAGCAACAACACAAACCATTTCAGCAGAATCTCTAATAGCTGTCGCTTCAACATATCCACCAACTCCAGCTGCTGTAGAACTCGCCCCGAAATGTATCTGCTGATTAGCATTCTGTGCAATTCTCCATCCAACTGCCGTATTAATACCAGTAATTTGTAGTTTATCTCCAACAACAGCTGTTGCAGGAAGTGTCATCGTTAGAAGACCAGCCTTATTAGCAATATATCCATTATTTACAACGAGACTTGCATTTACAGTTGTAACAGCCCAATCTAAACCGCCGCCGGTTCCTGAAATGGTAATCGATCCCGCTGCATTCGTTACCGCGATACCGACCCCAGATGCTATCGTTGAAAGCACAGGATTAGCCGCACTCGATCCGATTGGAATTTGTCCATCAGTTGCCACACCTAGTGATGTTAAACTTCCAGTTGCGTTACCCAATTGAATAGTATGATCTGTTGTTCCTGTTAAATCAAAACTTGCAGTTCCACCAAGAGACAACGGTGAACCAGTTACCGTAATGTTGTTTCCGTCACTTAAAGTGACACTTGAATTTGTAAGTGCTGCATTACCAACAGTGCCCCAAGATGGATCAGCTGCCGTATTACCTAAAAGCACTTCGTTAGTTGCGCCAACGGCTAATTCTGTCATTGCTACTGCGCCAGAACCCACGATCAAAACATGGTCTGTTGGACTCGCGACTCCCGTACCGCCATTTGGAACCGGCAAAATTCCTGATACCCC